CGTGCCTGCAAAGGAACACGAATACAGCTACATGCAGCGACTCGTGAAAGAGTTCGAGGCAATTCGGCCGACAGAGAAAGGCTGGGAGAAGGGTCTGCGCGATAAGATCGAGGACACCCCATGGTTCATCGATCCGTACACGAAGGAGCCGTTTCAGCTGACTCGCGGGCATATGATCAACATCATGCTCAACTGGGGCAACGCGGAGAATATCAAAGACTTTGTGACTGGCTATGGCTCACCGGATCCGAAGCGGCTGGCGACGAAGGCCGAAGCCGAGGTGTTCCGCCAGCGAATCGAGTCGATGCTGATGCGCAACGCCACCGCTGCGGATTGGAAGTTCGTGCAGGACATGTTCAACATTTACGCTGGCTTTCGACCGGACATCTCGAAGCTGCAAGCTGTGACCTCCGCGAAGCGTATCAAGTGGACCGAAGCGCAGCCGATCGAGACGCCGCACGGCACGTTCGAGGGCGGGCACTTTCCGATCATCTATGACAAGAGCCGAGCGTTCATTGGTCCGGATAACCTTCCGATCGACGCAGGCCCATTCAAGGACGGCGTCTTTGGTGAGGACTTCTTCCGCGCGACGACCGGGAAGCAGTACCTCAAGAGCCGCACCGGCTACAGCAACCGCATCCTGTTCACGAACAACACGATGGAAGTCGGTATGCGCTTCCAGCAGATGATCCACGATCTGTCCTACCGTGAAGCATTCATGTCCGCGGGCAAGGTGCTGTACGACTCTGCGATCCGGCAGGCGATCCGGAATCACATGGGCCCGTCGTATCTGCATCAGCTGGATAATTGGATGCAGCGGACTGCGAACCACTTCAACAAGGACGAGGTCGCTACGGAGGCCGCGAACACATTCCTCGCGAGGATGCGCAATAGCCTAGTGACCTACGCGCTGCCGTTGAATCCGAACGTGTACCTTTCCCCGTCGACCGGCGCAACGAATCTCCTCACCAACATCCCGCGCTGGTTCACGAATCGTAAGGAAATTCAACGGGTTGCGATGGAACATTCCAGCGAGATCAAGCATACGGAATACAACATCGACCGCGACTTCCGTGAGCGGTTAGAAAGCCTCGTGTCGAAACAGGGCCTACGCGGCGAACAGGCGAAGTGGGTTCGGAGGATGTATCGCCCGCTGGTGTGGACCGAGCAGCAGCTGCGCATGATCACGTTCTACGACGAGTTCGCTGCTGCGAAGGGTCGTGGTCTGAGCGACTATGATGCGTCTGTTGTGGCAGATTCCGCGATCCGCGAGCGGCACGGCGCGCAATCGGTGGTGGACCTGCCATCGATCATGGACAGCAACGAAGCCATGAAAGCCTTCACGGTGTTCAGCGGATGGTTCAACGCTCAGCTGAATTGGCAGATGCAGGGCGTGAACGCTGCGAAGCGCGGAGAGTGGGGGAAGGCTGCGAAGGCACTGTACGGCACGCTGCTCGTGCCAACGGCGCTCAGCGCAGCGCTGTTCACTCGCCAAAAGGAACAGGATAGCTGGTGGACAGTGATGATGAAGTCGCTAGCGTCAGCGACACCGCTGGCCAGCGTGGTCATTGCCCGCGATGCGTATTCCAGCCTCGTCGAAGGCCTGTCCACACGCAGTCCATGGGGCGCGTACTTGCAAGCCGTCGGCGCAGCGGCAACTGACGCCCGCAACGCGTGGCAAGGCAAGCCGTTGAAGAAGCCGATACAGCACGCTGCGACGGCGGCAGGGATGACGCTGGGTATCCCCGGCTCGATGCAGCTTGGCCGTTGGGGGCAGGCGGCATACGACGTCAGCACCGGCAAGCAGCGACCGAAAGACTTCATTGAGTGGATGCGTATTGTGAAAACGGGCGAAGCCCAACTACCAAAGAGGTGAGCATGTGGCCTAAAGACACGACTGCGCAGAAGAACGCCTTCTACGGAGACTTCAATCACAAAGGCTGGGCGAATGAATACCTGCAACGAATCCGCCCGCCATTTATCATGTATTACGACGGTAAGCCGATGATGAACGGCATCCTCGTCAACAAGCGCTGCGCCGCGGCAATGATGGCTGCGTTCGAGGAAGTCTGGGTGAAGTGTGGGCGGGACCAGAAGAAGGTCGACAAGACCGGCGCCAGTGACTTCGGCGGTTGCTTCAACATCCGGAAGATCGCTGGCAGCAACAACTGGAGCAATCATTCGTGGGCCTGCGCCATCGACCTTGCACCGCGCACCAACGGCTTCAACGCGAAGGGTACGCTCCCATCGCTGGTAATCGATGCGTTCAAGAGACAAGGCGCTCGATGGGGTGGTGACTATAAAGGCCGCAAAGACCCCATGCACTTTGAATTTGTCTCACCGTGAAAGGAACAGTGATGAATCCTACCCAGCTACAAACTACCCTTGCACCGCTCGTCGCTCTCGGCGCCGGTTGGCTCGCCGGGCGATTCGGTATCAGCGTCAGCTTCTGGACGGAGATTCTGACGTGGCTCGTTGGCGGCGGCTCGATCCTTTGGGCCGCGTTCGCAACCACGAAGACCGCGCTGATCACCACGGTGGCGAACGCTCCGGAGGTCGCGTCGGTGAAGCTGACCGCCGCTGCGCCGGACGCGATGAAGGACAAGACTCCGGACAATGTGAACTAAGCCGATGACATGGGCCGCACTGGCGCTCGCGCTCCTCAAGGTGATCAACTCGATCATGAGCCTTGTTGAGCGCGAGCAGATGGAGAAGGCAGGGTACGACGCGGCGATCGCTGCGGTGTCGAAGGAAATTCTGCGAAAGACCGCGGCTGGCCGCGCAATGTTGGAGAAGGTGAATGCGTTATCAGATGTTGAAGTTGACCGCGGCCTTCGTGATCTTGAGCCCAAGTAGCTGTGCGACGCTGAGCGACAGCTACTGCACCACGTACATCCCGATCATTACAGAGAAAGGTGACGGGGCGATGACTGCTACGCCGAACGTAAAACGACGGCTACTGGCGAATGAATTGACATATCGTGATCTTTGCAAGGGCTGAGAAATGGGAATTGCTATCGACTGGAATGTGTCTATCGGGACTGTTGTTGAAATTGCAGGCATCGTCGGCGGAGGAGCATACGCATTGATTATCATGAAAAGCACTGTGGATAATCTAAAGACGACAATCGCTGATGTTCAGCTGGAGATTAAGGAAATCTCCAGAGCGATGTTGCAGCTTGCCGTGCAGGATAATCGGATTAAGAATCTGGAGGAAGACATCCGGGAGATGCGGCATCTGCGCGGGTTCATTGTAGACTCTTCGACACCAAAGTGAGGTCCGGCATCTGAGGCTTCGCGGTGAACGTGCGGAGCCCAGTGCGGAAATCAGCCTGCCCCACCTGCCGGATCAGCCCGGACTTCTCCATGATCTCGATGACACGAGCGACGGCGTGGATCGGCAGCAGTTCCCGCGCGTAGGCGTTGATGGAATGTTCGCCGATGCCTTTGCCGGTTACGTCCGTAGTCCGCATGAAGTAGAGAATTTCGTCAATGGCCTGTGAGTCGGCGTTGGCACCGCCTGCGGCCTTGAAGATGTCGGGCATGTATAGCTCGACCTCTTGCAGCCATTCATGCGCGCGCACGAAGTCGTCAGCGGTGATCAGCAGAGTGTTGGAGCGGTCCATTGCTGAGATCATGGATAGTTTGTAGAGATTCACGCGGCGCCGCGCGTTGTAGAACACCAGCTTCGGGTGATCTGGCTTCGGGTTCTCGTCCGAATGGCGCCATGCTTGCACGAGGTCCCGGTAATCCTCGGTGACTTTGTACTCGCCGAATTGGTCCGCGATCATCTTCAAGTCTGCGATAAGACCGGGGTCCATGGCGCGAGTGACCTTCGCGAAGTCGTCACCCACGATCTTCTCGTCGGAGAATACCATGATGACGCGGGAGGTGAAGCCCTGCCCCCACGCGGACTCTGGCATGGTGTCCATCAGATTCTGCGGAGTGCTGCCGCAGAGGATGTTCACCTGCGGCGATTTGATCTTGATGCGGATTTCCTGTCCACGGCGTTCTTGCGAGTAGTGATCCGCGTCGTAGAACGCGGAGAGGCCGTCGGCCATTTCCTTATCGAACTTGTGCATGAACGTGCCGAGTTCGTCAGCAGCGATCAGCGTGGTGTTGTACTCGACAGCCGGATCAGGCAGCCGCATGATCGTGCGTTTGCTGCGAACTAGACAATCAACAAGCGACGCGAAGGTGAGTGACTTCGGCGCAAGCAGCGGCTCCGGGAGTTCGTTGAGATAGCTGACGCCTGCGCGGATCGAGCGGGTCTTGCCGGTACCGGGATGCCCGATCAGGAACACGTACAGATTCGGGAAGATCGGCGACGAGGTCGTCAGCCAAATCTTCTGCTCCATCGCAGCGCCGATGATCGAGATGGCCGTCCACTTGCGGAACAGCGCAGGTGCGTCTAGGTTCGACGTGTTAGCTACGAATGACTCGATCCAAGATTGACACTTTCGGGCTGCGGGTTCGACGGTCTTCCCCATAGTAGTCTTTGAGCCCGTCGGGATTCTTCTTTGCATCGTATTCACCTTTGTTCCACCCGACCTTGCAGTCGTATGGTATGCGCAGCGTGCGATTTCCTTTCAGCGGGATTTCTTCGACCAAGGCGGCTTGTAGCAGGGGAATGATTTTTGATTCATCTTTCTCTGGATACATGAATGTGAGTGCGTCGTGATCGTGCATCATCAGGATCGCGATCCGCTGCCGCCAGATGCGGAGCATGGCGCGGTTGACGATTTCAGCGAGGGAGCATTGCGGATCGTAGGCGATGGCTTCGCGCTGCGTATCGGAGTCGGTGAGCCGCCCGTGGAACCAGCGCTTGCGGCCGGTGAGGGAGATTAGATAGCCGGTGCGGCGGAGTGTCGTGCGGACCCAATCTTGCCATAGCGGATGCGCGGGGAAGGCTTTGAAGTACGTGCGCTGGAATTGTTCGACTACGGGGATCGGGAGATGGGACTGCTGCGCAAGGGTAGGTGGTAGACCGCCGTAGTTGCTGCCGTGACCGAGTTTCTTCATCATGAAGCGGTAGGTGTGATGGCGGAAGTAAGGCTGTTCGGCAAGGGCTTTGTCGGATTTAATGTCACCGGTCCACGGCATCGTCGGATAGCAGACACGTGCAGCGGCGGTGTGGACGTCGCCAGATTCACACGCGTCAAGGTAGGTCGGATCGCGGAATATGTTCCATTCGATGGCGCCGACGCAGTAAGACTCGCCAGACTTCGCGTCGAACTTCGCGAGCTTCATTCCGGGATCGGCGATGAACATGCTGCGCAGCGATTCTTCGACGTTCTGGAGATTGCCGCCTGTGCCGAACTCGGCCATCGACGAGGAGAAGCGGCCGGTGCTGGTGCCTGCTACGTTGTACGAAGTGCGGATGCGGCCGTCGGCGTCGGTGGCGGTTCGCAGCACGGAGATTTTCTTGTGCAGACTGCGCAGCGCGAGGATGAAGGAGACGAGCGGGCGTGCGGGGTCGTAGATCGCTGCCATCTTGAGCAATGCGGCTTCGTTCGTCGTCGGGGTACCGCGGAAGGTAATCGGTGGAATGCCAAGCTTGTCGTAGAACAGCGTCTTAAGATCGGCGTTGCTGCGATAGTTGAAGGTGAGCATGCCAATGCCGTCGAAGACAATGCGTTCCAGCGCCGTTTCGAGTTCGTCAGCTTCGGCGAAGAGTTCGTCGATGACTTCGGCGCGGCGGGCGACATCGACGGCGATACCGCGAAGCCGCATTTCAAGCGCCGGGCCTTGCAGCGCGAGGGAGAAGTTGTACGTGGCTTCGGTGTGTTCGTCGAGTTGCGGATACGTGGCATCGAAGACTTCGCGGGTGACGATGCAGTCGAGACCGTTGTAGATTTGCTCGCGGTCCCAAGCGGCCACGGCCGAAGGATCATGCTTGGAGATTTGGATAATGCGGGGCACTTAGCGCTCGCCTTCCTTAAGCCATTTGATTTTTAAGTCGGGCATTTTAATAACACGCCCAATTAAATCCTGATGCTCAGACACATATTTGTACGGTTGGCACGAGGCGCCCACAACGTTGCCGTAGTTATCGACATGAAGCAACACTACATTATTCCATGGGCGGCTATTATCCTCCCGTTCTACAACGCCAAACACTATTTTGAAATACCGATTGGTGCTTCTTGTATTCTGGTACACGTTGCCCAGAACTACTTCACCGCCGCGGTGCGGGAATAGCCGCGGCTCAATTTCAACTTTCATTATTCATCCCTCTTCAAGGTTGCGGTGCTGCGGCGTTCTGTCTTCCATGGGCCGTGATTGGTGTACAAGGAGCCGAGGAAACCAAGACCTTTCAACGACTCTGGCTGTAGTGCGTGATGCAGCAGCATGGTGTCGTGCCGCGCGCCCCGAACGGCGATGCCGGCGCTGCGCAGAAGGAACGCTATGTCGTAGAGTCCGTTCTGGAACAGCTTGGGAATTCCGGGGTCAGTGAGAGCTCTTCCAATAATCTCCCAAGCTCTACGCTCGTCTGCCGGAGATTTCCAATAATTTCCATCTGCGCTTCTCTCGTCATGGAAGGGAACAACGAGAGCAACTGTCGGCGATGGGGCAAATCCGATGCAAGTAACTTGGTCCCTTGCGGTTTCGATATCGCAAGCAAGTAGATCACTGTCGGCGACGTATCGTTCAAAGAACTCCTCCATGTCGGTGATGGTTGGCTCGATCCAGACTGTGCACTCTGGACGGTTGACTGTGGGTGTGAGGGTTTCGCGGGTGATTTTGCCGAGGTCTGCCACGGTTGTTGGGCGGAGCGACGGCTGGCGGATTACGGCAGCGGGGTGGTACGTTGCAAGGAGCTTATAGCCGGTGACGCAGTGAGTGGAAGCGACCGTCGTGCCACGCAGCTTCGTGATACCGGTGCGGCCTGCGAGGGCCCATAACGCCGTGTTGCCAAGGCAAACGATCAAGTTCGGGTCCGCTGCGAGAATTTCATCGCCGAGCCGATCGAGTTCGTGCTGGTACTCACGTCGGACGTAGCGGGATGGCATCAGTGCCGGATAGCCCTCGACGGCTTCCTCGCGCAGCCCGCAGAAGTGTTCGAGTTCGTTGCTCGGCGGATGCTGGTTGAAGACGTTCGTGCGGAAGAACTCCGGATGGTTGCGCCAGACTGCGTCGATTAGTTTCGGGTTTTCTTCGGAGTAGAAGCGGTTGAT